GAATAACGCTAGTTACTCCGTCCATGGATATGCCAGTTGATGAAAGCGAGAGGTCAAGACCCATTAACCTCATCTTTCCCAGCCCCTTTTGGCTAAACCTAGGTCAAATGCGAGTTGGGGGTAATTGCCAATACGGGTATGGCAAGGACGGCAAACAGCCATTAAGTTTTCTTCGTCAAGGATGGAGCCGCCTTGCGAGCGACGAACAATCTCGTGAATATCCTGGGAGGGGCGACGCATGTATGTTGCAAGCCCGTCATGTTGAGCAAATACTGGACAGGCTTCACAGAGTGGCTTTTCTTCAAGGAGTTTTTCTACAAGTGGCCTACGGAGCCTGTATTCCGCTTCTTTTTTCTTTGACCTGTGACGCACGAACAGAGTCTAGTTCATATTTAAGTTGAGACACAAGAACTTGTCTATGTCAACTCGCATTTAGTCCTCGTCAATTGAATCAATTGAATCAAATTCCCATTTGCCTTCAAGTACAGCCCAAAGCGCCTTGTCAATCGCCGTTTCTTCAAGTTCAAATTCCTGCAAAAGAGCCCTGTGCTTAAAGATTGCGTTTTCAAAAAAAGCAGCCTTTTCCCAGCCGTCTTCTTCTTTTACTTCACCCGTCTCAATCATTACCATGACTTCATCAAGGCGACGATTTACATGAAACTTGAATCTGTCAATCTTCTTGATTCTGAACTGATAGTCGCGAGCAGCAGCAGAAGCAAGTCGCTCTCCGCTCCTACCCATTGACAAGTATCGTTCTGCGTCTGCGTCCGCGTCCGATACAAGAGACTCAATCTGTCTATCTAGATTGTCTACTAATAAGAGAAGAGATTCTTTCCATCTGTGCCAGTTTTCAGGGCGCACAAGAATGCCTTTTTCTAGGGATGAAATCTTGTTTTTAACATCCTCCGAAACCATTCGGGCAAAAGCATCATCGTTAATCATGACCGCCATGCAGGGCATACCTTTCTGTAAGAACACCAATCGCAAAGAATTGATTTGGTTGGTTTGAAATCTTCAGTCTCACAACTGATGTCAATTTTTTCTTTTACTTCTGATACTTGTTTTTCGACATCAAGAAGCATTTGTTCGGTGACATCCTGCCTAAAGGAAACTCCGTCTTTGAGATATAGGAGTTCAACGCTTTCTGCTTTTCCAACTCCAGTTGATTCAAGGAGATGTGAATAAACAACAAGTTGGAAGAACTTATCCTGAACCCAATTTGCTTTTGGTGTTTTTCCTGTTTTGTAATCCGAAATAACATAACCTGAACCTTCTTGGGAAAATCTATCTATAAATCCCTTAATCGTTACTCCTGCAATTTTTCCATTTAGTTCGTGTTCTAAACCCAATGGTGTCATCGCTTGGGGGTTCTCTATCTTCCAAAGATTTTCAATACACCACCAAGCCTTCCATCGGAACAAACGCATTGGCTCGCCGTCTCTGACCCATGGTTTCACTCTCTCAAACCAGGATTCATCCCACAGTTCTGTGGCGATTTGTTTTGCAGAATCGTGTGTTCTGTCTTGGCTTTCCAACTTGTATAAGTTTTCAAGAACGTCATGAACAAAGTTTCCTAAAAGAGTTGCCTCAGTAGGGTCGTCTTTTATCATGTCTATTTTTGAGTATTTAAACTTCAAGGCACATTGGTTAAATGTTCCAATGGAAGAAGGGGAAAGGTGTGGTGGGGGTGTAAACACTTATTGACCGTCGTTGATGCTGTACATAATGCACTGCTCAATGAGTGATTCAAGGTCTGATTTCTGCGCGGTTGTCTTTGTCGGCTTCGGTCTATCACCTGCGTACCCAAGCCAAAACTCGTTAAGTTTTGTTTTCATCTCCGAAGTAAGACCTTTGGAAAGACTCACAAATTGTTCCCACAGTTCTTCAATCACAGGGTCAATAGAAGCCTCTGCTTCAATTCCCATTGCTTCTTCACTACGAGCAAGGTAGAGACCAACGCCCAGTGCTTGAGCAGCCTTTTTTAGAGCGTCCGATACGGCACCTTTGAATTCGTCACCAAGGTCAACAATGTCGCCAGCCTTGGTGCGCTTAATTTTCTGACCACCGAAACCATCTTTTGAGACGTTTGCAAATTTTTCCCCATCAGGAAAAACCGTCATTCTCACATGAGCGACAATGAAGTCAGGGTCAAGGGAGTCACGCTCGCATTTAACAATCTCGTACGACCAGCCGTCAAAACCGAGAACCTTGTTCAGTCGGCTAATTACTTCACTAACAGGAATGTAAGTAAGAGTCGCTCCGCCTTTTTTAAGTTGGCGTTCAACTTCTTTAGGGAAAGGTTCGTTGAACTCGGACTGCATTTGAGCAATGCGCTTCTTGTTCTCTTCTTGAATCTTTTTTATTGCTGTTAAATAATTGTGGTCGGTCACCGTCTCGGCTGCCGATTCCTCGTTTACTTCTTCGGTCATAATTTTTTTAGTTACCATTACTTATCTCCTTTTTTAGAACCATAGATTGCGACATTGGTTTTTGGTTCGCCAGTTTCGCAATACATATCAGCGTTAATTCCTATGTCGTTTAAAGCCTTAACCCGCCAATAGGAAGGGCTTAGGTAGTCAAGGAGTTTAATGACCATTTCTTTATCCGACAACCCGACTTCTCCAGTATCCATATCAACGGAAGACTGATGAATTCTGTCGTAAACAGCCGACATTAAATTTTCGTTATCCCACTTCTTGCGTGGGGCTCCAGTCATACATTTGATTTCTTCACCTGAACGAAGAGTGATGATTGTGGAATTTTCTGACTGCATTCTGTGCGTCATTTTTGCCGCATATGAGTCGTAAAGACCTGCTAGTTCTTTTTTTACATCATTGAGTGCCACGAGTTGAGAAAGGGCTTCGTCTAGTGGCAAAGATTGAACTTCTTCGCTATTTAGATAATCGTCAAGTTTAATTAATAGTGCAGAAAGGTCTGCTGGGTTTAACACCTATAACCTCCAATAGTTAGTACCTAGACGATGATACTGACGATTTTTCTTTGTGGCAACCCTAGACCTGTTAAATATGTGAAAGCCCCAACAGCCGAGTCAACTTGGTCGTCGTGGTCCGATGCTTCAGGAAATGTAGAAAGTTCATCTAGCCAGTCTGTAAGCCACGGTCCTCTAACAATCCTTACGTTTCCGTTGGCTGCGGCAGCCGCAAACGGTCTGGCTCTGGTCACTTTGTCACCAGTTGAGCGAATTCCTTGGAAATCGTACCCCGGAACGACATATCTGGCGTACTGGTCTACAAGAGCCTTTCCAGAAGAGCCTGGTTCTTGCTCCATTCTAATACTTACCCCACGACCATCCTCATATGCTGTCTGGGCTACAAATTGCTCCACTTTCTCATTTTTGACTCTTGCTTTTCTGACATCCAGAATGTAGGCAATTCCAGAGTCAAACAGCATCAAAGTACCCACGGTCCAGTCAGGATTAGGGTTTGATTGAGAAGGCTCGGTCGCAGCCAAGTCCCAAAACCTTACTGCTCTTGCCGCAGATGAGACAACGGGTACGTCTTCAGTATCTATAATGACTATCGATTCTCTGTCAAACATGGTTCCAAGCGTCGTGCTCCACCAGTCACCCTCTTCAAGACGGCGACGCTCAATTGGGTCAAGGGCCTGAAGGGCTTGACGATATGAATCAGCGTCAATTCCAGGGTTGTCCGTAAGTTTTGAGGGTACAAAAATGCGACCAGTTGACAGTCCTTCTATAATAAAACGCTGGCGAACCCAATTGGGGGCTGGGTTTGAGGCCGAACGCATCCGAAGAGGTACTTGAGATAGAGGTCCAGAAGCAGGGCGTCGCAAACGAGAGAACATATACCGATAGTCAGATTCTCGGATTTCTGTGACTTCATCCATTCCAATAAACTGGAATTCCGAACCTTTGTATCTGAGATAGTCGTTGGTGTTGTTTAAGTATCCAAAGGAGATTCTTGCACCAGAAGGAAAAGTGGCGACATAACTGTTTGCGTTCCAGTGGATGCCATCCATTTCGTCCATCCATGATTTAAATCTGTCCATCAAAGCACCAGGAAGTGCCAAGTCGGCGTATGTGCGCCTAAACAGAATCGCTGAATAGTTGGGCACATCTACATATTGAAGAGCGGACATGAGCAGCGCAGATGACTTTCCTCCACCCGCAGCACCGCCAAATAGGGCTTCAATTGCATTTGTTCTAAGAAATACTTTTTGTGTCAAAGATGGTTCTTCAGGACAAAATGGAGGCTTCTTTGGTTCTAGGTATTCTAAAACTTTTGCCCAGTCGGTCATATTTTTCTCACGATGGTGTTACGGCATAAAGGTTTTTTATGCGCTACGGTGTTAGTCGTATGAGCAATTTCATCACCACCGCAATATCCAAACTAGTAAACAGTATTATTACTTTTTTTGCAAAAATGCGAGGAGTGTTAACAAGGTCATTTATATCTTACACGCTAATGGTAGGATTTATTATATTCACAAGTGTGGGAGCGGGCGTTATTTCGCCTGCGTTTGGTTTTATAGTGGCGGGTGTTACATGCGGGATACTAGGGTTCCTATTAGGTATTGAGTAAAGATGGCTTGGAACAATTACAACAACAAATCGCTTAACAATCAGTCAGAAAAGGCTGTTGGACCTGGTGCGCCCATATCTCATAACCCTGGTTTTGCAGGTCGCCCCTACACGGACTCCTGGGACATTGAGCGTGTATACAAAGAGGGAATGCAGAAGGTCACTTGGGTGGCTAGGTGTATTGATGCAATTGCTGGAAACCAAGCAAGGCTTCCTGTCGTCCTTAGAAAAGACAACTCACCACAAGGCGAGATAGTTAAAGGCTCTAAAGCCAAAAATTCGGACATACTTAAAATTCTTAATACCAAATCAAATATTGGGGAAAACTCCTTCATATTCCGGTACAGACTTTCCTCTCAGTTGTTAATGAGCACCCGTGGTGTTTTTATTGAAAAAATTTACGGCAAAGACGGTGGAGTCATTGCTTTAAACCTTCTTCCGCCACAATCAACAGCACCGATTCCAGACCCAAAGAACTTTGTTTCTGGATACGAAGTAAAAATGCCAAACGGCGGTGTGGTTATTATGAGACCACAAGATGTTATTTGGATTAGAAAACCTCACCCACTTGACCCGTACTTGTCTATGACTCCGCTTGAGGCTGCTGGTATTGCTGTTGAAATTGAAAACTTGGCAAAGATTTACAACCGCAACTACTTGATAAATGACGGCAGACCCGGTGGTCTTCTTGTTCTTCGTGGCGAAGTAGATGAAGATGACAAAGAAGAATTAAGAAACAGATTCAGAGGAAACCTTTCTCGCGTTGGTGCAACAACCGTCATCTCGTCAGATGATGGAGCGGATTTTGTTGATACATCAGCAAGCCCTAGGGATGCTGCTTATATTCAGATGCGTCAAATTACAAAAGAAGAAATCCTTGCCTCTTTCGGCGTTCCGGAATCAGTAATCGGAAATGCTTCTGGTCGCACATTCTCAAACGCCGGAGAAGAAATTAGAGTCTTCTGGAACGAAACAATGCTTCCACACCTAGAGCCAATCGCCAGAGCGCTAGATGACCTTGACGAAGAGTATTACATTGATTTTGATACATCCAATGTCCCTGTTTTGATTTTGTATGAGCAGGAGAGAAACAGATACACCAAAGAAGAGTTCACGCAAGGACTAATCAGTCTCAACGAATACAGAGACAAAATCGGCAGAAAAGAAGTTGAAAGCGATTTGGCAGACTCGCTTCTTCTCAATCCAAACTTGACACCAATCGCAAATACCAAGAAGAAAATGGAACAGCCTGCTCAGGCTGGCGTAGCAGGACCTCCAGGAGGCGCTGGAATGCCTGGGATGCCTGGGATGCCAGGAATGCCACCAGGAGACCCAGGAATGCCACCAGGGGCCATGCCGGGCGCAGAAGGTGCTCCACCAGACCCGACAACGATGCAGGGCGCAATGGAACTTGCCTCACAGGGTCAGGCAATGGCAGAAGGAGCAGGAATGGCTCCAGCCGAGGCTGCTCCAGTAGAAATGGCACCACAGCAAGCATCTGCTCCGAAGGGTGGGATTCAGACAAAGTCCGCAGATGACAAAGAGGAAACAACACTGACCAGATGGACAGAAATTCTTGACAGAAGCCTTGAGCGAATTTTTGAACGCCAGCAGAGAGTCGTGCTTGAAAAAGCAGCAGGCGTAAAAGCCAGGAAACAACTTGTTTCTGGGTTCCTTGATACTGAAAGTATCTTCCAACTAGACGCATGGTCTAAACAGATTGAGGAAGACATCAAGCCAGTGCTAAATGCCATTATTGCTGATTCGCAAACAATATTTGCCGAAAAATCACTAATCAAAACTCCAATAACGAGCGAAGACGTTGTTGCGCAGGTTAATTCTCAAATAACAAGAATCAAATCTATAAACGACGAAACAGGACAACAGATAACCAACGCAATCCTTGGAACGCTTAATATTGGTAACGAAGACGACAAAGCCACCGCTCTAAGGGCTTCGCTTGTTGGAATATTTACCAACTTGATAGCAAAGAAGAAGAACGAAATTGCTGAGAGTGAAGCGAGAATTGCCTGGTCAATGGGCTCCAGGATGTAGTTTATATATTCAATATAAATAAACTAAATCAAGACTTGCACTGGCGACACCACTTAGTGGTTTATTATCGTTTTACTAAGCCTTAGGAGAAAACATGGCAAGCACCAACATTGAGTTCAAGGCCATGCCTGGGCAGTTTAATATTGATGAAGCACAGGGCATGGTTGAGTGTTTTGTTGCTGGCATTGGAAACAAAGACTCCGTAGGCGACGTTTTAATATCTGGCGCTTTTGCAAAAAGTCTCCAAAGACGTAAACCAAGAGTTGTTTGGGGTCATAACTGGAACGACCCAATCGGTAAAGTTTTAGAGATTTACGAAGTTGCTCCAGGAGACAGAAGACTCCCTTCAAAGATGCTCAATGCCGGTATTGGTGGACTCTACGCAAGAGTTCAGTTCAACCTGAACTCCGAAAAAGGTCGTGAAGCGTTTGCAAATGTTGCTTTCTTTGGACAAGAACAAGAGTGGTCAATCGGCTACAAGACCCTTGATGCAATCTTTGACCCAAACATGCAGGCCAATGTTCTCAAAGAAGTGGAACTCTACGAAGTGTCTCCAGTTCTTCATGGTGCTAATCAACTAACTGGCACAATATCTGTCAAGTCTGACGACGCAGTTGCTTTGGCTGATTCAGAAAAAGGCTGGGGCATGATGGGTCCCCATCACATGATGGGACAAATGCCGCAAAAACCAAACATGATTGTCATTCGGGAAGACGACGACGACAAATACGAATCAGAAAAACCAATTTTTGCCGAAGGCCTTGCTCAGCCGCTTGGTGGAGACCAACGCCAGCGTCTTGAAAGAGAAATTTCTGAAAGAACTAACTCAAAAATTAAATTGATTGAAGCAACCGAGAGTACCGCTGTATTCATGAAGTTCTCCCCCAATGGAGCGCCAACCGTTTATAGAATTGGCTATCACACTCCAGACAATTACTCAACATTTATGTTTGGCAAGCCAGAGGTTACCAACAGTGGAAATAGTGGTTCACGCACCATTATTCCATCGCAGATGCCATCAATGCCGATGCAGGTAAAACCTGGATACGAGCAGGGTTATGGGGATATCATGCCAAAGTCTGATGAAAAATCAGACCTTGCATCACAAATTGAACAACTAGAAGATTTGATTGCTGAAGAAATTGATGAAAAAGTCGGCAAGACAATCAACAAAAGAAATCTTTCAAAATTAAAAGCGATTCTTGAAGGTCTTCAGGATGTTATTTCTTCTGCAGAAAAAGAAGACCTTGAAACAAAGGGTTACCTAATACCACTCAAATTAGAAGAAGCGTTTAGTACCAAATCTTTACTTGACCCAATTTTTGATTACCACAGGGTTGAATCCGTAGTTACAGAAGACGGAATTCTTATTACGTCAGGGGTAACAAAAGACCTAGTTGAGGCTATAGACAATGCCCAGAAGGGAATCGGTAGAAGTATCGGTGGTAGCCCGGGAAAAGTAAGGGCAGCCGGTAGGGCTGCTTCCGCCAACTTTGACCCAAAGGCGTGGGACGGCGACGGAGACGGACTAGTTCAAGAAGGAACGCCGTTTCAGCGTCCTGCTATTCCAGGTGTAAACGATAGAGCGACTGGCGGAAAAGTCAATGCCAGAAGAGCGGCGATGGCTTTTGCCAGCCAATCAGGTGGGTCAATAACGCCACAGCCCACATCTGTAAGCGGAGATGTTGTATCAAAAAATGACTTGCCAAAAGCAATAGTGACCGATATAGAAAATGCCGCTAGGCGTGCTGTTGACTATAGAACCGGCAATGAAACACCCATTATTGAAGGTGCTGAAGAAGTATTAAAAAGCCTCACTGATGAAAAACTTCAAGAGAGCGTTGGTAAATCCATATCCAATGCAAGAAGAAAATTAGCAGAAATGCTTTCTGACGAAAAAGTTATTGAAGAATTTAAAGACAGAAAAGCAATTGACGATTTTATGGACGAACTTGGGTATGCCATTAATAAGATGATTGATTCCCATGTTTCTTCTGTTAAAAAAACTGGGACCTCTCTTGAAAAGCAAGAAATTGAAGAAATTGTAGATAATGCAAAATATAAATTTGATGACGATTTTCAAAAATTAATTAAAGCGTCTAAAGAATTTTGGAACACAAGACGTAAGCCCGGCAGAGGAAATAAAACAGTAAAAGAAGCAAAAGAACAAGCAGCAGGCGACAGAGAGTCGTTTATGAAAACACTAAAGGATGGTGGAGAACCAGAATCCCATGAAAAAT